ACTAAATTCAACAATCAAAATGGTTCAAGATATAAGAGACGTAGAGGAAATGGAAGTAAGCGAAGACAACAGGCCAAGTTTGAAGAGAAAATTGGAGAACGTCTGTGCAGCAGTGAAAAGAATGAAGTGTTCGGGTACAAATGCGTATGTGGTAAAAGAGGACAACATAATTGTTTCTTTAAAAACGAGAATGGAACTTCTACGGGAAGCCATGCCGACGTTGCAAGAAACATTTATGGATTGCAGTTCTTTGACTATAATGAAACTCGAAGACCCAGCACCACTGACAGCGATAAACAATGCGCTGCTACACAAGGCGTTAACAACAATACAACTGGAAAAAGTGAAATCAAGACTTTGCGAAATTTATCACCAGCAGGTGGAAAATCTAGAGAAGTTGAATCAGCATTTAGAGTGGTAACACCAGCACACACACCAATCCCAGTATCACCAGTTTTTTCTGAAAGCATGCGTGCTGAAACACCAGATTATCATCCGAGTGCACCTGTTTCATTGCTAACCGATAAGACCTCACCGTTCTATTTGAATAGTGAGAATGAGACGATAAATGTCAATGTAAATAATGTAAATAAAAATGTAAATAAAATTCGACGCAGTAACAAACCAAATGGAGCGAAAACATTAGTGAGTAGTAATCTGCTTGGTGACGTTATCATGTCAACTCAATCAAATGTAAATATTGAAGATTTTGCTATTGACATTAAAGGTGGTAACAATAATAAACCACCTAGTAATAACAACAACAATGGTGGCAACAACAATAACCCACCTAACAACAACAATGGTGGAGATAACAACAACAATAATAATAACAAAAACAATAATAATAATTCTCCACCAAATACCGCTAATTTAAATACACCATCTACCGATCCAAAAATCATCTCTTTCGCACCAAACTTTATTAACAGAGTTTTTGGTTTTACTAGTGGTACTTTTAATTTTGCTAACGTTAATAATCATTTTTCTAGTAGTCTGTTTGGCTTAAAAGACAGGTTACGTTTGTTTCCCGATAGTGAAATCATCGGTGATTTATATAGGTATTTATTGATTCACAAGGATACTAAATATTCCAATCGTGCTATGGTATTGGAACATATGCAAAAATATGGTCAAAAGTATCTGAATGAAAATAAAATTGATTATGCGCGTGCCAGTAATGTGTATATTAACCGCTATTTGTTAACTATACAGAAAGTTACTGATGAAGTTGATTCACAACTTTTATTGGCTTATCAAAATCCTAATGAGCAAAAACGTAGTATTATCCCTAAGGTTGTGGGTATCTTGGGTGCTGCCGCTTGCATTTACACTACGTATAAATTAGAACCAAAAACATCATTAAAATTAATGCCATTAGGTCTTTTAGGTTTGGCTTGGGTTTTTAACAAACACGAGTCAAATTTAAACTTTTAAGCAACCCCACGAGAACAACCATAACGACCATGTGCCAAGCTGGAACAACTTTATTACCATCAGCAGCTTGGAAAAAATCTCAAGTTTCTAACATCAGCGCCAAACCCTGTTCAGGAACTGTGAATTATGAAGTGTTATTTGACTCACCAATTGTGGGTGAATCATACATTATGTCAAATTGTGCTTGTAACGATGTTGTAGGCTTACACAATCGTTATTTAAAAGAAACACCGAATAGTTATTCTGTTGATAAAACTATCTTGAATGAACTTTTGGATGATTACGTGACATTGTTGAGACCACATTTTAAGGGCCCAATAACATTATCGCAGTTCATGAATGGCAAAAAAGGCAAATTACGAGGTCGTTATGATGATGCATGTAAGAACGTGTTGAAAAATGGTTTTAATATCTGGAAGGATAATAACATTAATGCTTTCATTAAAAACGAGATATATGATGAGATTAAACCACCAAGAATGATTATGGGGCGCAATACCAAATTTAATTTGTTGTACGGACAATATACAACTGCACTTGAAGAAGCTATGTTACATATACCACAAATCAGTAAAGGCAAAAATTTTTTGGAGCGTGGTCAACAATTTTTTGACCATGTACTTAATAAATTCATGATTGAAGGTGATTGTTCCAAGTATGAATCAACTCAGAGAATCGCATTATTAGCTGATATTGAGTTGGGCATTTGGCGCAGATTACTTGATAAAACTGATTATATTAAGATGAGGAAAATATTTATTTCTAAAATGGAAAAACGTGGTTTCACATTTAATGGTGTTTATTTTTCATTTGTTGGTTGTAGAGGTTCCGGTGATATGGACACTGGATTATTTAACACATCACTGATGTATATTGCTTGCAAATATTTCATACGTGTTAACAATCTAAATGGTGATTTTATCTGTGACGGTGATGATAACTGTATTGGTTTTTCTGACGATAAGGAAGTTATTGACACATTTGCACACTTTGGTTTAGATGCCAAGTTGATAAGGAGGTCTGATTACCATGACATGGAATATTGTTCTGGAAAGTTTATACAGTATCAACCTGGAAAATTTATCTATGTGCAAAATATCAATAAGCTAATGAAAAACATCGGTATATTTAGGAAGAATAAATTTAATCATTGTAAAGGTGAATATTATTACAGTTTAGGTTATATGTACAAACAAATGTATTGTGGCATGCCATTATATAAGGAAATTAGTGAGTTTTTAATGAGAATTAGTAATGTTAAAAGACACGTTAAATATGAGATATTGGATGACATCAATCCAATGCATGCACAAGCTTTCAAAAACACAGCTTATAACATCAAATTTGATCCTGACACCATCAAGGTTGAATTAGCTATGTGTTTTCTTGGAAGTATCACAAAGGTTGAAGCGTGCATCACACATTATGCCAATAAATGTGTCTCGCTCAAAGCAGCTGAGGATAAGCGCTTTAACTGTAGTGTTACAATGCGGAATAGAATGAGTGATGCGGATTACATCAAAACAAGCATCATTCTAGACGCTGGGTTAGAAACAACACAACCCAAGCGTTTTAAGGGGGTATTAACTTGAGGATATCCACACAATTACACAGGGCAAAAATATGTGTATTGATACCCCTTTCTGCATTGTAGATTCGTGGGGGCC